ATATCTAATTTGCAAGTAGCTTTGTGGATACAAAATAATTGTGATTTTGATCAATTAATTTTAGAGTTTTGGAAAGAAGAAGATAAAGACCCAAACAGTGGTTGGGTGCATTGTTCTTATGTAGATGGCTCAAATAGAAAACAAGTATTAACATTTGATGGAAAAACATATACAAATGGGTTGCCAGAGGCTAAATGGTCAGCTGGTAAATTTGCAAACTAAAGGAGAAAACTATGCCTAGAGGAAAAGGAACATATGGGTCTAAAAGAGGAAGACCACCTATGAAAAAAAAGAAAAAGAAAAAGAAGTAATGAGAAAAGTAGCACGAGATAAAAAAAGGAAGATACCAAAAAAATATTTATCTGGTTTAAAAGGTAAAAAAAGATCATCAAGAGCAAAATTATTGCAGTCTATGTCAAAACTTTATAAATCTGGTGCTACTATTCCTATGTCAATGTTCAAAGCAAGAGTAAAATAATGGCTAGAAGAAAACCACTATCAGCGAGAGTTATAGCTACATTAAGAGCAAAAGCTAAAACCAAAAAAAATATTACATTAGGACAATTAAAAAAAGTTTATAGACGAGGACAAGGTGCATGGTTGTCATCAGGGTCTAGACCAAAGATTGGTATGGCACAATGGAGTATGGCTAGAGTAAACTCTTATCTCAGAGGAAGTAGAAAACACGATACCGATTTAAGAAAGAAAAGAAAAAAATGAGTAAGAAACCTAGAACAACAGGCGAACATATTGTAGCTTTGTATGGGCATATTACAGGATTAAAAAAAGATATTTCAAATTTAAAAACTAATCACATTAAACATCTTCATGAAGACGTAGAAAAAATAGATTCAAAAATTGATACAGTAACAAGTTGGATAATTTATGGACTTGGTACATTTGCAGTTGTTCTATTAGGTCAATTACTTTACATTTTCTCTAATTAGTTGTACAAGCATTTAGTATGGCTAATAATCGTATCCTTGTAATTTCTGACATGCACATACCCTATCATCATAAAGATAGTATAAATTTTTTAAAAACAATTAAAAAAGAATTTAAACCTGATAAGATTATAAACATAGGCGATAGTTTAGACTTTCATGCTATAAGTATGCACGAACACAATCCTGATTTATATTCTGCTGGACATGAACTTAAACAAGCTAGGATTTATGTAAAAGAAATAGAATCAATATTTCCAGAAGTAACAGAAGTAGATAGTAATCATTCAAGCTTAGTTTATAGACGTGCTTTAAAGTTTGGAATGAGTAAAGAATTTTTAAAAGATTATGGAGAGTTCTTAGGTACTAAAAAATGGAAGTGGGTAGATGATTTAACACTTACAATGTCAAATGGACAAAGATGTTTTTTTACGCATGGTAGATCTGCTGATATAGGTAAAGTTTCTCAAACGATGGGCATGAGTGCTGTACAGGGGCACTATCATACGAAATTTTTAATATCATGGTGGGCTAATCCTGATAATTTATTCTTCGGCATGAATGTAGGTTGTTTGATAGACCAAAAAAATATGGCTTTTGCTTATGCTAAAAACTTCAAAACAAGGTTTATTTTAGGTTGTGGAATTATCCTAGATGGTGTACCTAGATTGCTACCAATGGTGCTAAATAAACAAGGAAATTGGATAGGACAAATAGTATGACCTCAAATAAGCTAAAAAATACCCTTTTAAAGAGCCATAGAGCCTCACAGAGCGACGATTCAGCATTTTCCGACCAAGTATCAGGGAATCACTATAAATCGCTTAAAATTCAGCCTCTAGAGTATTGCATGGTAAACAACTTTAATGCTTGTCAAACTCATGTTATAAAATACGTATCAAGATACGATAAAAAGTGGAAAGACAAAAAAGATCAAATAAAAGATTTAGAAAAAGCTAAACATGTAATTGACATGCAAATTGAATTAATAAAAAAGGATTAATATGTGGTTAGGAATAGCATCAAAATTAGTACCAAGCATAATAAAGACAGGAATGTCTATAGCTAACAATCGTAGAGAAGCTAAACGATTAGAATCAGTTGCAGAAATGAAACATGCTGAACGTATGGCTAATGGAGAAATAGAATATAAAAAAGCTGTAATACAAAATAATCAACAGGGCTGGAAAGACGAGTTCGTTCTGCTTTTGGTTTCGGCTCCCGTGATGTTGTTAATTTGGAGTATCTTCAGTGATGACCCAGCTATTATGGAAAAGGTTGATAAGTTTTTTGATCAGTTCAATAATATGCCTTTTTGGTATCAAGCTTTATTTATCGGTGTAGTCAGTGCTATATATGGATTAAAGGGTGCTGACATAATCAAAAAGAAATAGTATATTGCTCTGATGAGCGATGTAGATGCAGTTATTACAAGTTTAGAATTACAATTAGAAACACCAAATAACCCTTTCGGTTCTTATGTTGCGTTTAGGTTTATTGATACGTATCCTTATTTTAGTAAAACAAAACAAATGATTAATGAGATTAGAAAAAGAAATGATGTGCAACTGATTGATTATGAATATAGTTACAGTGGTATAGATGAACACACAAATTTAAATGGATTAGAATTTACTAAAAATTGAGGGCTAGTCTCCCAGCCCCCAACCTCTACTATCCCTTGGGTAAAGTAAGTTTATCAATCGCTAACTGATTAATAGACTGTTGTTTTAAATGATCACAATACGAATGTCCATTCTTAGCTTCAATTTTAGCAACAAGGAATTTAGCTTTCATTTTGCTAAGCAATCTTCTAACATCTTTGTATCTTTGATCATTAGTTGCTTTAACCTTAGCACGACTAATAGGAATTGATTCATTCTCTATTTTTTCATTTACAATAAAATCAAACATCTCATCAACTTGATCTTTGACTTCATCATACTCACTTTCAGCTTTAATCAAATACTTATCTAATTTATCTAGATAAAATAAAATATGATTAGGCTCAAAAGCAGTTGGTCTATGCTTTATATAAGCAGGACTTTCAGAACTCATTATAGTTCTTGTTCGTACTGCTCAGGGTTAAACTCAGTTGCCGAACCTTTTGACCATTGTTGTTCTGATTCAGGCAGTTGATCATCAAAGTCGCTTGGCTTTGGTTGATTGTACTGAGCCTTTGGTTTGTTAAAGTTTGGATTTGTTTTTGTCTTATCGTAATAAGGAAACAACTTCCAAGCATTTAACTTATTATCCCAGAATCCTTTTAAAACTAGATTCTGATTATTAAGGATAACTTTTAATATCGTACCATCTTTTTTATTAGATGTGATATTAGCAGTTCCTCCTGTTGAACTATCGCCAGAATTATTCTGACTGAACTGTGCTTTATTATATTGCATCAGATTCTCCTCTGTTATTGTTGATTGTATTCTTCCATAGCTAAACACATATTTCTTGCACCAATAAATGCACTAAACATTTGTTTATTCAATGGAAGTTCTTTGATCTCAATCTTACCATCTTTTTTAGGCAATCTAATAATTAGACCTTTGGTAATCTTAAGACCTGTTTCCTCTTGATATGCTTCTTTATACGCATTTAACTGTAACGTATAGTCAAAAGATATATGGTTACTTGTTTTAATATCTGCTAAAACAAGATTGCCCTTTTTATCTTTTAGTATCAAATCAAGAGTACCAGCATAGTTGTATTTTTTAGAATAAATTTTCTTTTCTAATTCAACAACTTTATATTGCTGGGTATTCCACCAATCTATAAATAAGTTCCAACAATTATTAACTGCTGGATCAGATTGATCTGGAATCTCTTTTCCTTTTAGATAGTCCTCAATTAAACCATGAACAACAGTTCCAACAAGACCAGCATCTTTTTTAACTTCTTCGGTTTTGTTTTTAGCTTTGTCTATAATTCTTTCAAGACTTACTCTATCTAATGGCTGACCTTGATCTAGCATACTATTAATAGAATTTTTAATTTCTCTAATAGGTGTGCTAACTAGCCAACCAACTAATTGTGGCTTTGGTATTCCTCTACCACATATGCCTGTTACACTTTCAACTTTTTTCTGATTAACATAATAAATATGCTTATCATCATCAAAGGTAAGAGTAACACCATTTTTTAATTGATGTTTTATATACATCATTCCTCCTAGTTATATTTTCAAAAATGTAAAATACTTTTCAAAGCTAAATTTAAAATACTTTGATAAAGCATATATTTTTGATACGTCAGTTTTTATACCTTTTTCAAATTTATATAAATCATAAATTGAATTAAAGTATGTTTTATTGTCTTCTACTACTGCCTCAGCAGTAATATTTTTATTAAGTCTAATATTCTTAAACTTAAGACCTACCATTTGATTAAAGAGTTTAGGATTAGGATTTTTTTTAAATTCCTCAACCATACCTTTAAACATATAGTCAGATTTAACTAATTTATTCATTACTCCTCCTAATTTAAAATGGAATGACCACGATTAGTTAAACAGTTCCTGTAAAGATTAGGATAATCATACTCAGCTTTAGGACTTAACCACAAGGTCGCTGATCTGAAATAATAATTCCAGACATACTTCCCCGATTCCATAAAGAAATTAGTATTATCTTTAGCTAACACTTTACAATGTTGAAGATCGTTAGTGATTTCATCTGATTTACTATAATCAAATGTACCACTACGACCAGCTGTATCAATAACAGGCTTATATGCGCAGTTTGTTACGAACAGCATTAGCAGTATCAATAATGTCTTTTTCATGTTTCTCCTTTTCTAGTAGATACTCGTGTTTACTTTCTGCTTTTGATTTTGGAATTAAATCAACCCACTCATCAAAGTATGGGTGGGTATCATCACACTTCCAACCTTTTTTTTTAGTCAATCTACTGATCGCTTTGTATCTTATTTCTTTCCAATCCATTTTTGGCGACCTCCACATCTAGTTTGACTATTTCTTGTTCAACTTTAGTTATCTCACTTTCAATATGCTTAGCTACATTTATTAATGTAATTAGCTTTGAAGATAACTTTGCTCTTTCTGTTAAGTCTTTCAACTCTTGTTTAAAGTTCATAACACTCCTATTGTTAGACCTATTAGTAACCCCAACAAAAATGCTAGGGTTACTTTTTTATTTATAACTATTGATTTACCAAACACTATCATATTGCAATCTGCATAGGGTTATTAGTAAACACAATCAAACCACCTAATTCTTGAAAGAAT